ATTTCATGTTAGCAACTGCTGCTGATATCGTTGCCGATCCTTCTGCACCTGATGCTTTTGTATCAGGAATTATGGAAGGAAAAGAGTGGATTTGGGAAGGAGGAATTCTTCGTGAGCAACTCGCAGAAAGAACCCAGAAGAGAATTAACACTCTTGTTGACCAAAAAGTTCTCGAAGAACATAAGTTAAACTTGTTCAACGAATTCTTATCAAATCTTTAAATTATAAATAAATATAGATTAGTATAAAATCTAATAAATCAAATGTCCGTTGGTAGCAATTTACAAGAAATGGAAAACGTAGTAACTAAAGGAGCTGCTGCATCTGAACCAATGTCAAAGGCAGGAAGCAATGCTTCCGGTGTTTTAGCACCAGGCCAAACTGGCAATTGGGAAGATCTCGGTGGTCCGACTCCAGAAAACTATAAAGTAGACGACAACTCTGCTAAACTCGCAGAACCCAAAATCGCAACTGTCAAAGACATTGTGAACAGGGGTGCTAAACCTGCTGATCCCATGCCTAGTGGTATGAAGGAAGAAGAGGAAGTTGCGGGTGAAGTAGTCGAAGAAGAAGAAACCACTGCATCTGCCGAAGAAGTAGTTTCCGAGGAAGAGACTTCTGAAGAAGAAGTTGTATCTGAAGAAGAGCAAGCACCAGAAGCAGAATATAACATCGAAGAAGATGTTGAAGCACTGCTTGCAGGTGAAGAACTTTCCGAGGAATTCCAAGAGAAAGCACGTACCATTTTTGAAGCTGCCATCAAAACAAAAGTTGCCGAAGTTCAAGAAGAACTGAAGGCACAATACGAAACAACTCTCGAAGAAGAAGTTTCCGTTATTAAGGAAGAACTAACTAGTAGAGTTGACGCATACCTTGAGTATGTTGCCGAAGAGTGGATTTCTGAAAATCAACTCGCAATTGAGCAAGGTCTCAAGGCAGAAATGACTGAATCATTCCTGACTGGAATGAAGAGTCTTTTTGAAGATCATTATGTAACAATCCCTGAAGAAAAATATGATGTAACTACCGCAATGGTAGAGAAATTAGATGAAATGGAAGATAAACTCAACGAGCAAATTAAATCTAATATTGCTCTAAATCAAAGATTAGCTGAGTCGGTTGCTGATGCAATCTTCTCCGAGGTCTGTGAAGGTCTAGCACTTTCTCAGAAGGACAAACTCGCTTCTCTTGCCGAAAATGTTGAGTTTGATAGTGAAAACAACTATCGTGAGAAACTAGTTACTCTGAGAAAATCTTATTTCCCAGAAAATGCTGGTGCTCAAAGAGACAACTCAGAGAATATTTCCGAGAGTTCAGAGTCCATTGCACAACCAGTTACTGGTTTAATGGAGTCATATCTCGATACTCTGACTAGAGTTTCGCAAAAGTGATTTTTTAATTATAAATCAAACTAAAATTTTTAACAAGGTAAATTCAAATGCAAGGTTTCAATGCTGAATACCTTCAGGAGAAGTGGGCACCTATCCTCAACCATGAGGGTCTCGGAGGCATCAATGATGCTCATAAGAGAATGGTTACCGCAGTTCTTCTGGAGAATCAAGAAAGAACAATCAGAGAAGAAAAGGAATTCCTTTCTGAAGCTCCAACTAACTCAACCGGATCTGGAATTTCTAACTTCGATCCCGTTCTGATCTCATTGATCAGACGTGCAATGCCTAACTTGGTCGCATATGACCTTGCAGGTGTTCAACCGATGAACGGTCCTACTGGACTGATCTTCGCAATGCGTTCACGCTTCACAAGTCAAGGTGGTGGAGAAGCACTCTTCGACGAAGCAAACACCGCATTCTCCAACAGTGGAATTGCTACTTCCAGTCCTTATGTTGCTGGATCTGAAGGTTCTGACGTTGGTTTAGGAACTGGTACTCAAAACGGAACTAATCCAGGACTTTTAAATCCTGTCACCCAAGTTGGTACAGCCGCTGGATATAGCGTTGGCCAGGGCATGGACACATCGATGTCCGAAAGCCTTGGAGACGGACAAGACTTCAACCAGATGGCATTCTCGATTGAGAAAGTCACCGTTACTGCTAAGTCCCGTGCTCTGAAAGCAGAGTATTCCTTGGAACTGGCACAAGACCTCAAGGCTATTCATGGTTTGAATGCCGAGGCAGAACTTGCCAACATTCTCTCCACTGAAATCCTTGCGGAAATCAACAGAGAAGTTATCAGAACCATCTATAAGGTTGCAGAACCCGGTGCTCAAGCAAACGTTGCTACTGCCGGTACTTTCGACCTTGACGTTGATTCTAACGGACGTTGGTCTGTTGAGAAGTTCAAAGGTCTTATTTTCCAAATCGAGAGAGATGCGAACGCAATCGCACAAAGAACTCGTAGAGGAAAAGGCAACATGATTCTGTGTTCTGCAGACGTTGCTTCCGCACTGACCATGGCTGGTGTACTTGATTACACCCCTGCACTCAATGCAAACTTGAATGTTGATGACACTGGTAACACCTTCGCAGGTGTACTTGCTGGTAAGTATAAGGTCTATATCGATCCTTATGCCGCAAACGTTTCTGCTGATCAGTACTATGTTTCTGGTTATAAGGGTTCTTCACCTTATGACGCAGGTCTGTTCTATTGCCCTTACGTTCCTCTTCAGATGGTTCGTGCAGTTGGAGAGAACAGCTTCCAGCCTAAAATCGGATTCAAGACTCGTTACGGTATTGTTTCTAACCCCTTCGCTGAAGGTAACGCTACTAACCAGGGTCTTGGTAGACTCAAGACCAATAGCAACCGTTACTACAGAAGAGTCAAAGTTCAAAACCTCATGTGATCCACGGTTCACATATTTTACTCAGAGGGTCTTCGGACCCTCTTTTTTTATCTAAATACAAATAAAACAATATCGATGACATTTAATAAGCAGATAGGAAATAGAAATTTTTTATCTCCTGTTGGTTTTAAATTTACATTAGCAAAAGAACCAAAGGTTGATTTTTTTTCAAACTCTGCCAGTATTCCCAATATAAGTTTAGGAACAGCAGTCCAACCATCATATCTTAAAGATGTTGATATTCCTGGAGATAAACTTACTTATGGAGACTTTTCCTTAAGGTTTCTAGTTGATGAAAATATGGTCAACTATATGGCAATTCATAATTGGATGACAGGTTTAGGTTTTCCAGAGACGGCACAAGAGTTTAAAGATTTAACAACAAATGCTGATGGAGTAAGAGATTTAAAAGAACAGTTTAGTGACGGAAGTCTTCATATTTTAAATAGTAACTTTAGAGATGTTGCTATTGTAAAATTTATAGATTTATTTCCGGTATATTTGACCTCTTTAGATTTTGAGGCAAGTGATACAGACATCAACTACTTTACAGCAGAGGTCACTTTCAAGTATACTGTGTATAATGTATTAGCTGCTGATAACAGAACACCTCTATGAACCTTGATCAAATTCAGGAGATGTGGGAAAAAGATTCTCAAATCGACCCTGATAACCTACATGATGAATCAATAAAAGTCCCGCAACTTCATTCAAAATATTATACTTTATACAATACCATCACTCTTTTAAGAGAGAAGGCAAGAGGAACTTATAATCGTATAAAATTAGAAAGATACAACTACTACACAGGAAAGGCAACAGCAGAGGTTTATGCAGAAGAACCATTCCCATACAAAGTTAGAGACAAAGAGGCATTACAGAGGTATATGGATGCCGATGAGAAGTTAAATACTATTGATCTCAAAATTCGTTATTATGATGTGATGCTCAAGTTCTTAGAAGAGATTATCAAGACAGTTTCAAATAGAACTTTCCAAATTAAGAATGCAATAGACTGGCACAAATTCCAATCAGGATTCAACTAATGCACCAAGAAGAAGAAGGACACTATTATAATATTGAATTAAATATTCATGGTATTCGTCTCATTCATGAAGGTCTTAGACAAGCAGTTCAAAAATGGTCTGGAGGAGAACCACACGAACAAGAGAACTTAATTGCGATGAGAGATAATTTTTATAGACTTATTTTAGAATATCAATTTGACAGCATGAACTAAATACTTATAGGTGAACCTATGAGTTATGTCTCATTTGATTATATCAAAAAAGAATGAAGTATATTTACAGGTTAAGGCAGAACCTCACGTATACTACGAATTATCAGACCAGTTTACCTTTGAGGTTCCTGGTGCAAAGTTTATGTCCTCGTATCGTAGTAAATACTGGGACGGAAAGATAAGATTATTTAATACCCAAACTGGAGAGATTTACGTTGGGTTGTTAGATAAGGTTACAAAGTTTTGTGATGACCATGGATATACTTATGAGTTTGTAAATAATAAGTATTATGGTCTTCCTTTTGAGGCAAATGATTTTATCTCAAAGGAAGGTGTAAAAGATTATATGAATGCTATTTGTAAGTATTCTCCGAGAGATTACCAAGTTGAGGGAGTATACGACGCCTTAAAACATAATAGAAAGTTGTTGATATCCCCAACTGCTTCTGGAAAGTCTCTGATGATATATTCTCTTGTGAGATATTACGTTGAGAAGAAACAAAATATTCTGATAGTCGTTCCGACGACTTCGCTAGTAGAGCAGATGTATAAAGACTTTGCAGACTATGGTTGGGATGTAGGTTCATATTGTCACAAGATCTATGCGGGAAAAGAAAGAGAAACGGATTCTCAAGTCATTATTACTACCTGGCAGTCTATTTACAAACTTCCCCGCAAATACTTTGAACGATTTAACGTAGTTATCGGAGACGAAGCACACCAGTTTAAATCAAAGTCATTAATATCTATAATGTCTAAGCTTGCTGATGCAAAATATCGTTTTGGTTTTACCGGAACACTTGATGGAACACAGACTCATAAATGGGTTCTTGAGGGATTGTTTGGTGCTTCCTACAAAATCATTCGTACCGATGAGTTGATGCAAAAGGGTTATGTTGCTAAACTGGATATCAATGTACTTCTACTGAAGCACCCAGCACATAAGTTTGAAAACTTTGAAGAAGAAGTTCAGTATATTATCAATCATGAACGTAGAAATAAGTTCATAAGAAATCTTGCACTAGATCTCAAAGGAAATACTTTAGTTCTTTTTGCAAGAGTTGAGGGTCATGGTGAGCCACTATATCACATGATAAATAATAATACGGTTGATGAAAGGCAAGTATTTTTTGTCCATGGTGGAGTAGATACAAAGGATCGAGAAAAAGTAAGGGAGATTACTGAACAAGAAAATAATGCAATTATTGTTGCATCATACGGAACATTCAGTACAGGAATTAATATCAAAAATCTCCACAATGTCATTTTTGCTTCTCCATCCAAATCTAGAATTCGGAATCTCCAGTCTATTGGAAGGGTGCTTAGGAAAGGTAATAACAAGACCAAGGCAACTCTCTATGACATTGCTGACGACATATCCTACAAATCCAGGAGGAACTATACACTTAACCATCTAATCGAAAGAATTAAAGTTTATAACGAAGAAAATTTTAATTATGATATTGTAAACATACCGCTAAAGAACTAATGGGAGATGAATTTTACGCAATTATAAAATTGGTATCTGGAGAAGAAATATTATCACTAGTTTCAGTAGATGAGAATGATGGAGATCCTTTGATTGTGATGCAGAATCCAATCACAATGAAACTTTTACATTCTCAGCATGGAATGCATGTTAAAGTTAGGTCATGGATGGAATTAGCATCTGATGATTTCTTTATCATAAGACCTGATAAAATTCTTACTATGACAGAGACTCATGATGAAAGAATGATTGAAATATATACTAACTATATTGAAGATGAAGATGATATGGATATTTACAGTCCTAAATCTTCCTCTAATGAAAAATCTTCAAGTAAGATTACTCCTTCTAGAAAAATGGGATACCTATCAACAGTAGAAGAAGCAAGAAAAACTCTAGAGAATATCTTTAAACTTGAAGATACTAAAGAGAGCTAAGCCCTCCTCTTTAACCCTAACAAAGGCACTCTACTCATGATTCTCTATCTTGTCAAGCCCTTGTAAAGTGTGGTATAATAAAGATAACTTATACTTTAAAGAGTAATGGATTATGCCCAAAAAGAAATCTGAACATTATGTAAATAATAAAGAATTGTTAGAGGCAATGATTGTCTATCGAACTAAGGTAGAAAAGTCATATATGAAGACTTTCAATAAAGACCTCACTGAGTTTCCGAAACAGGAAAGAGGAAAGAGATGGGAAGGTAAACCACGTATTCCAAACTAT